GTTCATCTTTCAAGTTCATGGATCAAATCAGCTATGTGTGGGTTGTTCCAAGAACCTACAATGTTTCCAGCAGTTTTGCACCCTGTAAAACGTAATGGAACATTGATCGATCCTAAACTCAATGCGTTGCGTGGCTATGGTCAGATGTCTGGATACCGTATTGACATTGGACTGATAGATAAGATAATTGAGTCTGAAATAGATTATTATAATTCCAATATGCCTGAGAAGGTAGACCACAGAGTCTTAACTTTTAAAGAAGCTGTGTTGGGAATTTGTGACGATGTCGATTCAGGTCCTTTAAGCAGACGATCCAGCCCAGGGTATCCCTATGTATTCGCTAGAAGTGGTACAAAAGGGAAGAGCTTCTGGTTTGGTGATAATATTGTACCAGATTTCAACAATAAAAATTGTATCATTCTTGAAGACCAGATAAGCGAGCATATAATCAAAATGAAAAACTGGAACATCCCAGAGTTTGTGTTTGCAACGAACTTGAAAGATGAACTACGTCCTACTGTTAAAGTTCGAGAATGCGCAAGCAGGAATTTTAGTGCTAGCCCTATGGATCTAACAATTTTATTAAAGATGTATTTTGGTACCATGGTAGTGTATTTCATCAAAAATAGAATACAGTGTGGGTTTACAATAGGTATAAATCCCTATAGTAATGAATGGGATATTCTTGCGCGTGCTTTGTTGTCTAAAAATACTGTTATTAATGCAGGAGATTTTAAATCTTTTGACAAGAGACAGATACCACAGATAGTGTGGAATTCCTTCAAACTAATTGATTCCTTTTATTCCAAACAAACTGAAGAAGAAAGAAATATTAGGTTGTGTCTCTGGACTACTTTGTTTAGAACCTATCAATTGGTTGGCAATGATATAGTTAGGTGGGATTCTAGCCTTCCTAGCGGTCATTACTTGACTTCATGGTGGAATAGCATCTATAATAGGATAGTACATAAGTACTGTTTTTATAGGTTGATGAGTGATGTTGAAGGACATAATTATGAATATTTATGGACCTTCAATGAAGTGGTTTATTTAGCTACCCACGGAGATGACTCCTTATTCACCGTCATTGATAAATACAAAAATATCTTCAATGAAACTACACTCGTTTCACCTATGTTGGAGTTACGTCTGACTTATACTCTTGATACTAAAACAGCTGAGGAAAGTAGGG